CAGATGTGCCGTAAAGACTGCCGTTCCATTTGCTTTAACAACGGCAACGCCGATATTGGTTCTACCAGGGTCAATGCCTAAATATAGGGGCTGCACTACATCATTGGTTTCATACAGCAGTTGGATGGTAAACGGTTTTGCTCTTACGACTCGTGCTTTTTGCTCTTTAAGCAGGTGGCGCACATGTCCGCCGCGAGTCGTAGGCATCAAAGGTTTACCGTCTTTGTTAAGTACATAAACAGTGGACATATTCGCCACCTCCTTTACGATAAATCTCTCCTGCCGAAGCAGGAGGTTGTGTTTCCCTTGGCTAGATGACGCCTTCGCATGGTTGCAAGCTGGGAAAACCGTACAAGTGCAGCTCGTCATCTTGATGTACAAAAGTACATCCGCCTGTGATATCGAAGGAACTTAGTGAAATGGGGTCATTCCACTAAAATTCTTCAATACCCTTATGCTTTCTTAGAGATAATCGCTCAGCTTAATGACACCAACCGAGTTCGGAGATGTATCGATGTCCAGATAAGTGCATCCGGAACAAGCCCTGTCAAACCTGACGATTTCGGAATGCGGGGTGTGCCCAAATACATAGAGCGTCTTATCGTGTCCAGACCGTACCTCATCCGGGTCATAGCTATAATATCTTCCAAAAGGATTATTATGCGTAATCACTATATGCTGATACTTATATGGTTCCGTATAATCGATATTAACCTCAGTAGCCGTCTGATTCCAAAGCCATTCAAACGCTGCTCTTTGTTTCCTTGTACAGGAGAGATACTCGTATATAGTTCTTTCGGCATCATAGGGATTGCCGCACACCACTTCCAGCAAGTACAGAATAATCTTCCAAAGGCTATCGTCTTCCCATGCTAATGTATAAGCGATAAAGGCTCGAACAAAAGCATGAAAGGTCTTAGGCTTTCCCTGAATGATTTCGATTCGTTTATCGGCACTGCACTCATACTCTTTGAGTTCTTCTTTTGTTTTGGGATAAGTATATCCTTCCTTGTATGTTCTGAATATTCCTGCCGCAAACAACCGAATTTGGGGGACTTTGATTAACACATGATAATACTGAAGCATCTTCCTGTGTTGAAGCTCATGGTTGCCCTGAACCAATCTCACATCACATTCATGCTCTTGCAGAAAAGACACCGTTCTGGCATTATCTTTTCCACGGTCGGTGACATCTCCCACGCAGATGATGGTATTGCCCTCCTGCCAGCCTGCTGCATTGAGAGATTCCATCAATCCTTGATAGTTTCCATGGATATCTCCCGCCACGAAGATTTCGCTCATCCTCATCTCTCCTTCTCTTTTTCTTAAAGCATCATGAGCAGCCGTTCCATTTCATTGTTGTCCTTATAGGAGGAAATAACCATATTCCGGCGGTCGCGTTCCTGCTCCTCTTCGGGATACCAGTCTTCTGTATAATCATCACCGAGAAGTTTCTTGGCAACGTCTTCAATCGAGAATCCGATTCGAGGTTCCTTGTTTTCATCAAAAGCCCTCTGCGCTTCCTCAAATCTCGTATCGAGCTTTTCCTTTTCCAGCTCAACGCCGGATGCATCTACACCAAAGAAGGTCATTTCCCATAACACACGGGACAGGCAGAATTCAAGGCCATAGATGTAGATGCTGGATGGTGCCAGTTTCCAGCTAAGAATCTCGTCCCAAGCGCTGAGTTCAAAAGCATATTTCGTGGGAAGGTCCTGATTCATCACCGCGTTTTCGATTTCGTCCGTGCTCATAAAGGTCAGCATCTCGTAACTAATAGGCTCAGACTTTTTCGTGTGCTTTTCTTTCCAGTTACGGAGGTCTCTCACTTCGATACAGACAGTGTCATCGCCTTCATCGCCAAATCCCTTGCAAACCACAATGATACTTTGCTCATCCGGGTTTACTGCTTTTGGCGTGACGGTCTCCATTCTGGCAAATGCTCTATCGACTTCCTTAACTGCCGCCGCCTGTTCCTCGTTATCGGAATACATGGCAGCAAATTCTTTCGCCAGCTTGTTTTTATCGCAATGCATAAATGCTTCATAAGTGTTCTTGAAATCAGTCTTTGTCATATCATTTTCCTTTCTTCGTTTTCTGTTCTTTAATGATGGTCACCTTGACTTTGGCCGCCAGTTTTTTCTTAACTGCCTCATATTCCTTTTCGGTGCCTTTGAATATGATTTTATTGCCGCCGCTGAGCATCGCTTCCTGCACGCTCAACGGGTCAATGCATTCCGGGTATTCTGTATGCAATCCTACGAATGTTTCTGAACCATGTGGGCGTGAACTTATTACCTCATATACCATTCTTATCTCTCCTCTAAACCCAAAAAGACGAATGGCAGCTACGCAACCGGCAGCCTGTTATCGGGCAGTGGCTACGCTTCCGTCATCCGTCTTTCATTTCTTTACAAGCAGCTACGCTTCATTGTATGACCTGCGGTATGCGGGCCTACGGTACTTTCGGAGTAGTCTATTGCGGCTACGCTTCCCGCAAGTACATTTCGCTCAACTTTAGGCAAGTACCTACGGTTTCAAGCACCTACGGTTCCGACCAGGTTATTTATCGTCGTCGTTGTTTTCCCGGTCTTCCAGAATCTGCGGATAAATCCAAAACATGAAATATGCCAGGATAATATAAGAACCAACAAAATGAAAGAACAAGGCCGGTGTAGTCATAACATCCAAAAGACCAACGAACTTGAAAACAACAAGAGTTAAAGCAGAATTAACAAGGAACACAAGGTCCAGAAGCAAGATTCGACCAACAGTGATATTCGACATGATTTATGCCTCCTCAGCAAAATATTGATGCAGTGACTCCGATACGATTTCCTGCGTTTCCTGGCTCCAACGAGTATACGCATTGTCAGGGAACTCGGCGTTCTCTACCATGCTCAGCTTCCAGGAGGATACAGGAACCCCGTTCTGGACTGTAATTATGGTGGGCGCTCCGATTCTCTTTTCACCGATACTGATGCTTTCGCCGTTCTCGTCTTTCACAGTATAGTCGATGAGATAATCGCTCAGCCAGTCAAGAAGCTCATAATACCCTTTTCCGGGAGCCACGGTCATGACCGGGCCATTCAGAGTCTCATCAAATTCATACTTGTCGCGGTAGTTATCAATCTGGCAATAGTAGAGGGTCTTTCCCTCCTCTTTTGCGGTCTCAATAAGTTCCGGCATCAGGTTCCGGCAATAAGGGCAGGTAGGAAATGCAAAAACGATAATGCCATCAGCTACGCTTCGTGCTTCCTCCGCCGTCACTTCTTTGATGGAGGCAAAGGCAGGAACTTTGATTTCCTGGAATGTCTCTTCTGCCGTCGAGCTACGCTTCATTCCATTATAGCCCTCATAGGTCCTTGCTAAAGCAACGGAAGGTATTCCGGTAGTGCAGATTGCGGCTGCCATTGCCAGTGTTGCTACAGCGTATGGAATTAAAAACTTTCTTTTCATAGGACATGCTTCCGATTTGATTTAGATAACCTCAAACTTTGATTAGATTGCATCTGAATGATTTGTGGTCAGAGGTATGTACAATTTTTCTTTTCTATATCTGCATTATACCATAAATTGCACTTTTTCTCAATTTGGAAGCCGGTTTGTTAAATGAAAGTTCACGATTAGCGGTCAAAGTGTTGCCAGCCTGCCAGACGAGAGGTTGAAGTAGCTCCATCAACCCCTCTGTCAGCCTTTCAATGCTTCCTGGAAGAAAGCGTTGTCCATGCGTCTTGTCTTTTCCTTGTGCGGCGGAATCAAGTCAAATACTTGTCTACTCTGCTTTCCCTCTTGTGTCTCCGCCTTTTCTTCTTTTCCAGCTTCTGAGATATCGAAATCGTCATCGAAGTCATCGTCATCAAAGAACCAAGAACACACGGACGATTCACTCATGGTTTTGAGTTCAAGACACTCTTCACAATAAGTTTGGGGTTCTCCCACACGAGCTTCAAACTTGCGCTTGCAGGTTGGACATACTCGAATCGCTATCATTGGTCATCCATCTCCTCTTCATTGTATCCATTATGCGTCAATGGGTTAATCCCATCGCGGCGAATTCCGTCGTCGTCGTATTTATGTGCTGGCATTGGGATGTTGTCAAAATCCTTGAAATCGAGAACTTTGCTTCCTAGTGCCCGGCTGATACCGTCTTGCGTTCCTCGCTCACAAACGACATGATAAGGCACTCGTCCGTTTTTTTGATATTCGAGTTCTTCAAACTCAATGACCGGCAGCGTTATGGTTTTGCATTTCTGTTCATTGATGTATGCTTCAACATATCGCCCAGTAGTAACGGTTGTATGGCTTTCAGCCATCTCATCCAGCCACACGGAAATCATTTCATTGAGTTCATTTCGTGTTAAAGCTGCTGTTCGACTAAGAAGTTCCACGCCGATAGAACTTGTTGGAACGAAATAGCTGTACTTGTAGACTTGTTCGAGATTCGTGAGCGTTAAGAGCCTTGTTGCGTTATGGATTTTGATAATATCAGTGCTGTCGATTGCTTTGCCATACTTATCGCCAGTAATGATTTTTGGAACTATGGCGCAGGTCTTGCCGATAACGATGCACTTAGGAGACATATTGCAGATTGTTGCGAAGTCCTCGTCCGTTGCCGCAAGTGAGCTGGATTTCAAGAGTTCCATCACTGCACTTACACGCCGCTGTTCGTAAGACACAACCCATCGCATCAGCTTATCGAGCGTACAGTAGAGAAAAGAAATGCCTGTGCGGTTGATTACGATACCTACCAGACGGCTTTGACCGAGCGTGTACTCCTCGCCCATTGTGGTGCTCGTCTTGATAGTTGCAGAGATTTCATCGGACAGGAAAAGAAGTCCTTTGTCATAGAAGAAGTCATTCATGAAAGTTTGGGCCGCATCCTGCTCAGGGTCAAGCACATCGATTAACTTGATACTAGCCTCCTTGGCAGGCTGAATTCCCGCTGCTCGGCACATGCAGAGTGTCGTTTCCACCCTGGTGAGCCGTCCTTGTTCGCCTTTGATTCGCCGCTTCATAGCCGCCCGCTTGTCTACATCCAGAGCGTCTTTTTGAGTGCTTCGAATGTATTTCAGACCGTCCGGAGAGATACGCACATACCGCGATTCATCTCTCATAAAAACCTCAACATACCCATGCTTTTTGGCCGCTCTCAGAGCTTTGGTAACGCATTGATATGGGATGTCAGAGAGAGCAATGGCAATCTGCTTGTGCTGGATAGAATCAACGCCATAGAGATATACGAGAAGCTTTTGTTCGTTCGTCATAGTACCACCAAAGTTGTCCGTTCGATTCCGTACCTCATACGAATCGCAGGGCTGAAATTCATATCGTACCGCGTAAAATCAAAAAGAAAGAGTAACATTTCTAGGGAACGAAAATATGACACCTAAAAATGTTACTCTTTTATATCCCTTAAAATGTTACTACCGGACTACGTTAAAGCCAATGGAAGAGGTCGGCTTTTGAGCAAAGAATCACTTCCAAATACGGGTCATATTCGGTCGGAATTGCAGTGTAAAGGAAGCTCATCATATCCCATCCATCACCGTGTTGGAGCACCCTGCAAATGGCATTTGTGATGGCTCCCGTATAGACATTGTTGCTGTCAATCGGGGTCTTTTTCGTGGGTGAAACGCCGCGACAAAACACAAGAAAAAGCTGTTCGGAAGGCAGGTTGATTGGCCCATTTTGAGCGATAAATGCCTTGATAGCAGCCTCCGTGATGTAATCGAATTCGGCATCAAGATAATACTGCCCAACAGCGTCTTTCGCCTTTGCCTTGCGGCTGTACCACTCATGCTGAAAAGGCGGCAAAAAGGAAGAAAACCGGAGCTTGAGAAAGCCATTTTGAGGGATAGAAACCATACAGAAATCGTTTGGAATTGACGTTGCAATGTTTTTTCGCTGATACGGTGCAGGGGCTTCATCACTCTCAAATGAGACAAGGATTGACCGCTCGGCTTTAAGAATCTCAATCGAGACATCATTGCGAATGGAATCCGGCAGCTTTTTCAAGGGAACATCATCCGGAACCGATTTCAAAGCATCCACTGCCTTTTGGAGCTTGCTTTTTACGAACTTTGTCGATGCATTGTACAAAACCGGGACTTGATATTCGGCTTCAGGGGCATCATCACCGGCGTTACGTTTGACATCGTTTTTGTCGATGCGACGTTTATAATCATTTAATGATGGGAACGCCATTCCAAACATCCTCGTCGTCAATTTGTTCCGTCACATTCAGGTCATAGTTGTCGCTGACCATGCAGAAATAACGAATCCCGCATTCACTCAGAAGCTTTCGATTTGCGCCGGGGGCCAGGATTGCGATACGGGAAGTGACCGGCATCATATCCTCACGAATGCCAAGGCTCCGAATCGTGTCTCCCAAAATAAGTTCGTTGCCACGTTCAAATTCACAAACATAGTAGACACTGCCATCGAAGCAGAAGCTCAACAGCCAGGGAGTGCCGCTGGGAATCGTAAAATTACGACTCTCCGGCAAAAATTCACATGCAACGCGGAAAGCACGGCAGCGCTTGCGGATACTGCTCGTCATCGTGATGTAATCGGCTTTCGCCAACCCTTCTTTGGTAGGATAGCAAGCCGGACGGCGGTTGGAGCCTTTACGGCAGGCGTTGTAAATGATTTCCTGTGCCATGTTTTTGCTGACCTGATATTGACGAGTGAGATACTCGGCCATCAGTTCATTGGGAATAACGGGGATAGCATCCAGCAGTTCGCGGATATCGGAATTGTGAATCTCAGACATACAAATGTCTCCTTTCATTTCTAGCAAAATCAACCAATGTGTTCTTTTGCCGTTTGTGAGCCATAAATTAAACGCATTAGCGTTGTGCTTACGTGAAATTGAATTGTGCCTTTTTATGGATAAAAGAAAAAGAATGACACATTTTGAAAGTGCAAAATGAACACATTTTAACGTGTACATTCACAGCTTTACTCAAAATGTATCATTCTTTATAATAATCAGCGCTCCTTCGCCTCATTTTGACGTTTCAAATATCACATTTCAACATCAATGACGGTATTTTCCGCCGCCTTCTCTTCTTCTTCCCGCTTTTTCTTTTCCAGAGCCTTGCGGCGTTCGTAGAAGGACTTAGCATCGGTTGTAATTTCCTTGGCTTCATAGTCATCGGCCACAAAATCGACGAACAGTTTTGCGGATGCAGAGCAAACCAGACCTTGACCACGCGGCAGACTGGATACCGCTTCCATCTCAACGCTGGTCAGCTGAATGGCTTCCTGAAGGGCTTTTGCTTCGGACGGAATCAGGTGCATGATGATTTTGGTATCGGCGTTACCAATAATTGCCTTGCCGTATTTGCCGCCCTTGTATTCGTAGAACTGAGAAATATCCTGAGTCATAGCAAAAGCGGAACCGCCATAAGCACGAATCGTACGGAAGATTTCTACAACGTCTTCAGCTGCCTGCTCGTTAGAGTCAGTGCCAATCAATTTCCAGCATTCGTCAATAAATACGGCTTTGCGCTGTGTACGGTCCTCTTTGATTTTCGTCCAGACAAAGTCCAGAACCACGAACATAGACATGGTAAGCAAAGAGCCTTTCATGCCATTGAAGTCAAATACGATGTACTTGGAGTCAAGGTCCACGTTGGTGTGGTAATTGAAGCAAGCCATAGAACCGTTAATTAGCGGATTCAAGATGTTGCAGACGGTATGCAGTTCAGGGTTTTTTCTCATTTCTTCCTGCAAATCTTCCAGCAGCGGCATCACCTTATAGTTGCCATCTTTATCGTAGATAGAGTTGTTATCACGGGTGATGCCGAACTTTGCGTATGTCGCATACAGGCAGCCGTCAATCAGCTGCTCTTCTTCCTGCGTCATATTGCGAACAACCAGGTGCAGGAACGAAAGAATCGTATGAATCTTTTTGGTCAAGAAGGAGCCGGAAGCCTCATAATCATCCAGCAGTTTTGCGTCCTCATCGTCAGGAGCGCGAATGTCCATGATGTTGATGTTGTTGTCCGAAGAGGGGTCCATGGAGACGAACTGACCATTGACTGCCTTACAACCGCCGCCGTAGTCCTCCAAACCTTTCAGAGGAGAGATGATAAACACCTGCGTGTCCATCTCAGACAAGCGTAGTGCGAACAGCTGTGCGGTGAAAGTCTTGCCGTAACCGGAAGAGCCCAGGATAACGGCGTTTGCGTTTGCATGAGCGCGGGTATCAAACATATCGATGGTGACCAGAGAGTTGTTGACATGGTTTGTACCGACCATAACGCCGCCCGGGTCCTGCATTTCAAACGAGATGAACGGATAGCAGGATGCAACGCCCGAAGTCAGAAGATTGCGATGAGATTTCTTTGCCAGCTCCTTATTGATTTTCGCAAGAGGAAGCAGGCAGGAATCGAAGCATTCTTCCATCATGAAATCCGCACGGCGAATCTTCATGCTTTGACCTTCGATACGCTTTTTCAAAGCATCGAACTTATAATCGAGTTCCTTCTTTGTATCTGCCACGATAGTGATGAGCATTGACAGGTAATAGAACTCTTCGCCGCTGGAAAGGCCGCGCAGCATATATTCACTGGACGAAATTTTTTCCATACGCGCCTGATAGTCAGAGTCAGTATCGTGACTGTCCATGGCGTTTGCACGGCTCAGACGAAGCTGTGTACTGATTTTATTGAAGACAGCTTCACGGGACATGTGCTCAAAGAACATATCGACGTCAATGCCTTCACCAGCATTTACGAACGTAGCCACCCAGCCCGCATAGACACGCTGGCTGAACCCGTTCGAGGGAATGTAAGCGAAAGTATAAAACTTGCCATCAATGACAATGTAATCGTGATGCGTAAAGTCAATCCAGTCCGGAGCAATCAGTTCCGTTGCCTGCAAAGACGTCTTAACGCCATTCTTTTCGGCTTCAAAATAACGGTCAACAATGGGGTCCATATGCTGCTTGAACGTGATGGTCTCGCTTTTTCTACGGTTCAAGAGCTGGTAAAAAAGCTGGTGTAGACCTGCGTCCTCGTTTCCGTCAGGGTTACCAAGTGCAGGAATAAAGATATTACCACACTGTTCCATGTGAGAGCGGACGTTTGCCGCAACGGCATTCAAGTCGGCCACAACCATTTCAAATTTAGAACCATCGTTGCTGATAGTGCGCTGGAATTCTACGACCACAAAGAAGCGACGGGTAATACCAACGGACAAAGCCGTCTTACGAAGCAATCCGATGTATGCCTGCAACATTCGCTTACGACTCGGATTCTTTTCTGCTTTGTAATAGTCCGTCACGGTCGCGATTGAATTCTCGACATCAGCTTTACGAGAAAAGGTTTTGAACTGGATATTGCAGGGCGTTGCTTTGAACGTTTGATAGAAAAGCGAAATAATACGGTTTTGAGTTTCCGCGTCCATATAGGCAAAGTTGATAGGGCGAAATTCCATGATTTTGATATATCGGTGGTCCTTTGTCACAACAATGCCGCCGTAAATATCCTCAATAGGGATGATACGCTGTGTGCTTCGAATGATTTGATAGCGCTCATTCTGAGCTTCCAGCTTTTGATTCATCCGCCGCCGCTCTTCTTTGGCGATTTCATCGCGTTCCTTTTTCGTCAGCGGGATTGTACCGATACTCTGTTCCACAACACCGTGGGGGATTTCTCCGCCATTTTTGAATCGAAACATAGGCTTCACTCCTCACTATCAAAGATAGAAATGTCATTCAAGGACATATAATCAATATCGCTGTTGTTCTGTGTGGTTTGCGGCTGCTTTTGCGAGCCCATCGTCTTTCCAGAGGTTTTGACGTTCTGAGGTCTTTCCTCTGTGCGGCTGACCGTGGTGTCATCGAAAAGGTCTACATCATCCAAGCTGACATCGTCATCGCTGTTCACGACTTGTCCCCTGCCCTGCTTTGCGGGCTGTGCAGACTGAGTATCCTGGATATCAACCGATAAGTCATCCAAGTCCTCATCGACGTCAAGTACTTCCGTTTCATCGTCAAAGACTACATCATCAATCTGCGGGGCTTGGATATCGGTATCAGTGCCGTCCTCAAACAGCTCTGTATCCGCATCTGCTTGCACATTCGCTTCTACTTCATCGGTGTCGATGCTTTCTTCACTGTCAAAGATATCGACATCATCCTGAACCGCATTATTGCTCGGCCCTACAGTGACGGGCTTGAACTCTACAGCCTGAGGATTTAGTTCAGCGTTATTCTCTTCCGGCTTGTTATTTTCCTGCTCATTGTCGGGGTCCATGAACTTCTCGTAATACTGTGCGGTCTTAACACGCTCGGCTTTATCCAGACGCTTCTTGATAGCTTCGTTAATAATGCGTTCGCGCTCTGCTTCTTTTGCCTTCTTCTCAGCCTCTTCCTGCTCACGCTTACGCTTGATTTCTTCTCTGGCAGCCTTGCGTTCAGAACGGGGCAAAGAGTTAATGTATTCCTTCTCTTCTTTCGCACGCTGTTTTGCTTCAGCACGGAGTTCTGCTTTAGATTTGAGGGCATCCGGTTTTTCCAGGAATCCATAGTCATCATCGTAGAAGACCTTGAGCTCTTCATCTGTAATATCGGAACTGATAGGACCGTTCTCTTCACCAAGGACTTTTCCCTTTACAGTGCCAAGCATTTGCTTGAGCTTGTCTTTCGGAAGCATCCGCCCGTCATGAATCAGATATTCCGGTTCAAGTTCGGTTTTGATACGAGGATTGTATTTTGAGATTCTGCGACTTTGCCGGAAACGGATAACACGTTGAATAAACTCAAACAAGCTATCGCCGCCAACACCGTGAGCTGCACCAAGGAAAGCAGCAGCACAGAGTATTGCGCAATAGGCCACGGTACTTTGTA